TGGAAAGAAGGATGTTCGCCCGCATTTGTCGGCCGTAATTTCTCTTCTGCCGATAAACTGAAGGAAAATGACTATTTGTGGCAGCAGATCTTCCTGAATAAACCTTCCGTAATCTTGGATGCGGATGCCACAACAGCTGACGCATCGAAAGGATTCTGGTTTATTTCTGGAACCAATACCGGTGAAAAGAAACTGACAGCGATCAACAAAGCCAAAAAAGGCGTGGCTTACATTGTAGAGTGTGGAAACAAAACCAATGTGACCGGAATTGACAAGGCGGGTTCTTTTGACAGTATTTCCGAAGCATGGACTCCGACAGCTGTAGGAGATTATATCATGGTCATGCTGAACAGTCAGAACAAATTCATAGAGTTGGAACGCTGCATTGGTGGCGTTCGCAAAGTCAATAAGACAGCGCAGCCCAATGTACCTGGAGCTAGATAATTTTTTTGGTTGGTTATTAAAAAGGTTTTTAAATCGGGGGCGGGTGTGGTAGCCCGCCCTTTTTATTAAACAGAAAATTTATGAAAACAAGAATTAATTCCCGCATATTTTTATTTCAACTGGCGGTGCTGGTTGTAGTGCTCTCCTTGAGCTTTGTTTTTGATTCCTCTGCCGATACTGCCGTCGGGTTGTCAATGGCTGTCACCGGAATGATGACTATTGGTGATATTGAGGATGTGTCCGACCGTCAGACCCATGGATCGAACATTGCATATCAGATTTATCTGATCAGTATTGACCAGGTGGATAATTCTCAGTTGTTTCCGGCTCCCAATGCCAACAGGGAAGTAGGGCAGGTTCCGATGAAGAATGGTGAGTATATGAAGTACTTTGTATGTCATACCATCCCCACTTTTGTAGGCAATGGTGAGAAAGGGGATATTACCACTTCCGGAACCAATCAGTTTGTGGCGGTTATGGGTGGACAGCGGGACAAACTGCTTTCTTTCACGGAAGAATATGCGGGTGGCAAGTTTATCATTCTCTTCAAAGAAATTGAAGAAAGCCAGTGGTATATCATCGGTTCTTATGACCGCCCGATGATTCTTCAAACGTTTGAAAACAAGCATGACGCAGACGGACGTTATGTGACATTTACATTTCAACGTACTTCCATTTCACAGTATTACAAATATACAGGTGCTATTGTACGCCAGCCTGCCAAATCCAATCCGGTGGATGCCACTAATCTTACCGTTACGCCGGGACAGGACTTGTATTCCATTCCTGATTGTACTTCCTCACCTAAGGCTATTGCTACAGTTTCCGGTCTGGCGGCTAATGATAAGGGACGCTATATAACTCTGATAGGTGAGGGTGTGGAGCATCCGGCTACAGTTGCTGAAAATGAAGTGTTTATTCTTGAGGATGGAGCCACATGGACCGCCCGTGCTGGAAGCCGTATTACTTTCCGCGTAATTGATACTGACACTTTGGTTGAGATTGCCGGATCCCGTATTCAAACTGTTGTCTGATTTTTATAATTAATCCGGTGCGGATATATATGCTTGTTTTACAATGTATTATCATGCACCGGTTAAACTGATAAGTTATGTATTCATTCAAAGAAAAGAAGCTTCATTATAACCGTCTTCAGAACCAGTCCGCCGCTTTGGCCGATCTGAAGCTTTTACGGAGTATTAATCCTGATGCGCCTGTGTTGCCTGCATGGGAGCGATCACCTGAACGTTTTGCAAACAAGATTCTTTATCTTCTGCTTGATTATGCAACGGCAGAACAGATCAGAAAGAACCGGCGCAATCCTGTCAGCTCGGTAAAGGAGAAATTGGAAGAGACAGTACACGAGTTGCAGGAGAAATCGGTCGAATTGAAAGAAACGAAAGATACGGTTCAGGAATTGCAGGAAAGAGTAGAGGAGTCGGAATTTCGTGCGGAAAAGGCGGAAACATCTTTGGACTTTGAGAAAAAAAAAGAGGTTTAAGGAAAGTACAGAAGCATGAAGAATATCCCGCTATTGACTGGGATAATCTTGATGATGAGAATGTACAGACTGCCACCCTTATCTATAATGACCGTGTTGTAAGCTGGAAACGGATGAAACAGATAGACGAACGTATGGATGCTGACAATATTACCAAGGATGACATATTTTCCCTTGTCCATCTTCGCATCCGTAATTTGCAGGCTTTCTCAGAACTTAGAGCCTATAATGATACCGGTTCTTTCCGTTTCCTTCATCCTCTTATAGCAGGGCGCAGTGAACGTGCCTTGCTGGCTTCCCTTCTTGAAAAGGATCCTCAGGAATTTCTCCGCAAACACCGCAATGTGCTTGACAGTATACGGCGTTATGAAGCGTATTTGAAAAATCCCGAACGTGAATCCCGACGGAAACAGGACAGGAATTTGTTACGCAAGTATCGTGATCGTGAAACATTGTTTAGAGATATACTCAATGAAAAGACTAAAGGTTGATTTTATGGCTGTTTCCCTGTTCCTTACCATGGTGGGGATGATAGCCGGTATTTCAGTATTAATATGCTGTTTGCTATGACTGGTAATAAGGATATTGTAATTGTCAGCGATGATTATCTGCCACGGGTACGTACCTATGCCATTATGGGGTATAGCCGTGAGCGCGTGTGCCGCCTGTTGGAGTTGCCGCGGAAAATGCAGATGGCATTGGCTGTCCGGCTGTCGTTGCCGGGAGATGTGTTCTATGAAACCTATGAGTCGGGACTGGCTCAAGGGGAGAAGAATATTGATATGGAACTGGCGAAGAAAGCGGAAAACGGGGATATTGATGCCATTGAGCTTCTTGAAGAGAGAAAGAATGAACGTTATTTTAAGGATTTGCGTAAAGAACTATTTGGAATATGACCGTACTTGAGCGTCTTGATAAGATACATCCCGATATGATTTCAGGATTTCTCACTACCGGAAAGTGTAATGGCATTCCGGAAGATGTGCAGAAATTTTTGAAACAAATACAATGGGCGGCAGAAATATATGAATATGAGCCGAATATAACCCGTGCTTCCAAGAAATTGCGTCTGCGCATTAATGCGGAGCAGAAGTTGGCTTTGGATGAACGTACCTGCAAGGAACGTATCTATCAAGCCATTAATTATTTTAATGTCGATAACAATGTCAGCGAGAAGGTATGGGAGAATCACTATGCGGACAAGCTGGAATCCATGGCGCAGTTATGTGCGGCCAAGGGGGATATGAAAACGATGGCTGCATGTATCGAAAGAGCCAGCGAGCATCGGATTCGTGCCGCCCAGATAGCAGAGGCTGCTACCAATCTTGGTATTACTTTCATTATTGATCCTAACCTTCGTCCGGAAGATATGGGATTGGAAAGCAAATCACTGAAAGAGATAGCGCGTAAGCATAACGAAGGGTTTTATATCCAACTTATCGACGGTCTTCCTATTGATAAGAGGGAAAAGAAACGCTTGTTGCGGGATGCCGATATTCAGGATGTAGAGGAAATTTTAAATGAAGAGTAATCATGAGTCAGAACGATATATCCAATGATGAATTTTCAATGGAGATGGAACGTATCTACATGAATTCCATGCAGGTAATGGTCAATCTTCTTGATCCTAACAAAGTGGTGGTGGAAGCTGCACGTGCGTCAGGTAAAACGAGTGAGGTTACAGTAAACCGCATTGTTCGTGTGGCAGACAGTATGCCGGCCGAGTTGTCATTTTTAGCGCATCGTACCTATGTTGCGTTGCTTACCAATATATGGCCTAACATTCAGGCTGCTTTTTCCAGGCAGATTACGGTTAACGGTCGTCCCCGTTGTATGCTGGAATATGGCATTGACTATATTGCGGGAGAGTCGAAGATTCCAGAGCATTTCCGGAAGCCGCGTTATCCAATTTCTTATCCCAAGCATAGCATCCTGTTCCGAAACGGTCATCATATCCAGCTGGTAAGTTCTGACCAGCCGGACTCAGTGGCGGGTAGAAGTGGTGTTCATGCTTTTGTAGAAGAAATGAAACACAATGACGGAGAGAAACTCAAGACACGTCTGTTTCCTTCTCTTCGTGGATCTTCTGCGGAAATTCGTAAAAGCCCATATTACCAGGGATGGACCGGGGTTTCTGATACTGCCCGTGTGGATTTGAATGAGGACGACTGGTTTGAACGGTATGAAGATCAGAACAATCCTCAGCTTCTTTCCGAAATAGCCACAGTAGCTGTTCATGTGAATAAAGCGGTTTATAAAAGAATGGAACTTCTTACTGCCCAAAAGAATACCACCAACCCGGTCACGCTTGAAAAGATACGCCTGGAACTGAAGAAGTATGACAGACAGATATCCATGTGGACACCGCGTTTGGCTGATATGCGGCGCAACGCCACATTGTATATCCGGGCCAGTTCGTTTGTCAATAAGGACATATTGGGACCTAAGTTTTTTAAAACTCAGCTTGACACATTGGATATGGACGAATTTCTTACTGCTATATGTGCTGTCCGTCATAAGTCTGTGGTTAACAAGTTCTTTGCAAATTATGATAAAGAAAAGCATCAATTCTCTGACGGGTATATTTATGATTCTATCATGAAACTTGATCTGAAGGATCATTTTATCATCACTGCCCGTTATTTGAAATACTACGACAAGAGTGCTCCGCTGTATATAGGGTATGATCCCGGACATTTCTCAAGCCTGGTATGTGGGCAACCCAAGAAGTACGGGAAGGAATTCAGGCTGTTGAAAGAGTTCTTCTGTTTCTATCCGGATGAGCAGCCGGAGCTTGCTAGACAGGTTTATGAGTTTTTCGGGCGTGACTGCCGGAACAAACGTATTGTTTTATATCCGGACAGGGCCGGTAACAAACGCAGGGAGGAACTGGAGCAGATAACGACTGACAGCCGAGCATTGAAGAGGGAACTGGAAAGCTACGGGTTCGAAGTGCAGCTCATGAACGAAGGACAGGCCACAATCTATCATTGGCAGCAGTTCAAACTGATGTTGCTTTTGTTTGGTGACAGAAGCAATGCTTTGCCTCACGTTTTTATTGACGAAAATGAATGCCCTAACCTTTGTAGTGCTATACCTCTTTCACCACGTAAGAGCACCAACGGACGTATAGAGCTGGACAAGAGCAGCGAGGTTAAGATACCACTTCACCGTCAGGCTGGACTGACAACACAGATTCCTTCTGCATTCATTTATCTGATGTACGGTCTGTATGGGGATGCTGTTCTTAACGAATTGACCAGCATTCCTGATGATATTCCGGATAATTTCAGCTTATAATTAAAGTTCGGCTTAAATAGTAAGTTCAATTGATTTAATATAAGTGTCTGTTTGACATTTAAATAAGCATTATGTAAATCATGGATAAACGATTGACTTTTTGAAAAATTTTTGAACTTTTTTCAAGAGACGATTGACCCCACGCCGCGCTGATAAAACCGATTGCACAGCACAGGGGGGAGATGGGTGGAAATATGATTCTTCCCTTGAGATTTCGTCTTTTCTACTGTATCGGAAAACGAATAAATTCGTAGCATGGAAGAGGTAATAGATCATAACGTAATGATGTCGGGTGCACAGGCCATGCAATGGGCCAGGGAGATATCCAAGCTGCCCGATGGATGCTTTACCATAGCATTCTATCCATGCAGTCTGCAACATCATGAGGCATCCACTAAGATCATAGTAAAGGACGGTTGCAGATGGCGAACCCAATTGCCTCATGAACGTTTCAGTGTGGACAGTGATAACTTCTTCCTGTTTACCGACAAGGACGGAGAACCCCGTATGTGTTACACTATATTGATACGCTATATGGGATTCCCGCAAGATGGATTTAAACTACATAAAATAGATTGGTTATCATGAGTCAACAGAGTAATATAGAGATGCAGGGATGCCTTGGCGTGTACGTTAATGACAACAGTGTGATATCTTTCCAGCTGGGAGAAGGGAGTATGCAGGATGCCTTGCAGCGTAACCGAACTGTATCTGTTAATCCGGTGGCATTGGAAGGACAGGTGAGATGGCTTACGGTTAAAGGGTATAACATCGCTTCTCGTGGCTGGAACAATCTGAAATGCCAGGAAGTGGCGAGCGATATCAAGCATAACAGGCTGCTTCCAAGATTGATAACCAAACAGGTCAATATGCTGTATGGCTCCGGACCGGCTGTCTATAAGACGGAACTTGTTGATAATAAAGTCAAGAGAACTTGGATTATGGAACCCAGTATACAGAGATGGCTGGAAAGCTGGGAGCAGAACGGAATGGAGCAGGGATACCGGGCGTTTGCAAAACAGAACATCAAAAACTATTATTATTTTCGCGATTTCTTTGTAAAATGGCGGTTTTCAGCAGGAAAAGGGATTGTTCCGGGCGTACTGCCGGTTGCTGGTCTGGAAGCCATGGAGAATAAGGATTGCCTTTTGGCCACCACCCGGACGGATGTGGCTTATGATATGGTTTATTATAAGGATTTCACGGCTATAGCTGTTGGTAAGTTTATCAATGGAATCAGTACCAGTTTGCGTATTTATCCTAAATTGCGTATGCAGGATGTACCGCGATACAGGTTCGCTGCTGTTTCCCATCATCGTGAGAAGTCCATTGATAATTTCTATGGAGAGAATGAGACACACGAGGGAACACAGCCTTATATCAAGGGTTCCAATGAAAATGCGGTATATATTAACAGCTTTCTTCGTAATTCGTTGGCTGCTAAAATACATATCATCATTCCTAACGCATGGGTGAATTCGAAGAGAACCCAGATTACCAATCTTTGCAACGAAAACAAGGAACGTGCTTCGAAACAGGAGAAACTATTGCTGTATAATGGACTGGAGATTGGAACTGAGTTCAAGGAGTCTACCTTGATCCGCTATATAAAACAGGAATTGGATAATATATCCGATTACTTGTCCGGAGCCGATAACCAAGGAAAGGCTTACGCGACTTTCAGCTTTCGGAACGGAAGCAGCGGGGAAGAGGAGCGATGGAAGATAGAAACCGTCGATTTAAAATATAAAGAATACATTGATGCGATAATCAGCTATGATAAACGTGCTGACGAAGTATTGCTGTCAAGTGTCGGGCTGGATTCTTCCATCTCATCAGTCAGCAAGGACGGTGTAATTAGCAAGAGCGGAAGTGACGCTTATTACAACTATTTGATTTATCTGCTCCAATTGGCACCGGAAGATGAGATCGTATGTGAACCGTTCAATCAGGCTATCCGTATTAACTTTCCTGAATTGTACGAACAAGGTTATCGGATAGGCTTTTACCGGGAAATCCCATCGCGTCAGGAAGATGTATCACCGTCTAACCGTCTTAATAATCAGCAGCCATGAATGTTTTAGAAGAATTGTTTATAGATGTGGCCCAGTTCCACCTTTATTCCCCTTATGCGGAGAGTAACATGAATTTCAAGGATCTTGCATCAAGTGCCATGAGTGCCATTAAGCAGGTTCAATCCGTCATATCTCCTGATATCTACAAGAAGATAGCAGCAGGAGAGGATAACGATGAAAAGGATGCATTAAGAAGTGCCGTGGCTAATCTGACATTGGCAAAACAGCTTATATTCAATGTACTGTCACTTCGTAAATCGGATGTGGATATCTACAAGAACGAGCAGGAGCAGATGCGCAGGGCCTATCGTGATAATTACTATAATGCAATGGATACGTTACTTCAGTTGCTTGATTCGGATGAGGAATGGAAGAAGACCAAGACTTATAAGGCTTTGGAAAACCTTAAGTTGAAGACTACTTATGAATTCGATGCATCTTATCCCATTGATAATTCATTCCTGTATTTTTTCAGATGTGTTCCGATCCAGCAGGAGGCATTGGATGATTATGTATCAGGCTATTATGAGCGTTTGCCGGAAAAGGATCAGACAAACCGTCGAAAATTGGACAGATGTCTGGCTAAAATAACAGTGGCATTGTCGTTACGAAGATTTGATATCCTTGAATTTCCGTCAACCATCCGTAATTTGTTTGAAGATTCAAAAGTTATGCGTTACGGTACCCAGGAGCAGGAGAGGATGTTAACTTTATCTGATGATCTGATGTCACAAGCCTTGGAAAGCCTTAAAAATATTGATTTGTCTTTATCCGGAAATACGGATGTTGATATAGTAACTGAAACATCTTTCAATCGTCCGGACGATAAAATTTATTTGATGCCATGAGAAAAGATATTGAATTTACCCTGAAAGGAAGCGTGTATTCCATTCCAAACAGTTGGGAAGGGTTGAACACTTATCAATTTAAAGAACTGGTTGCGGACCTGATTTCCATGTCCGCAGGTAAACTTTCTGCCGGTCTTGTGCGTGTGCGCCATATATGCAGGGTGATGGGCTGGGATATCAATAAGATAACCGATGCGGATGCCATGGGAAACATCGCTTGCCTGGCTGAGCAGGTCACCTTTCCTTTTCTGATCTGTTATCCGGATAATGATGCGGCACTGGCGGATCTTGACACAGACTCTTATGAGCTATGCAAGCGTGTCCCGCCGGAAAGGCTGACTGGGATAACTATATCCCGCTATCTGTCACGGCTTGATTATAAGTTTGTGGTAGACTCCTGTTTTTGCAAACAATTTATAGGATCTGTCCATATTGACGGGCAGGATGAACCTTGTCTTGGTTATACCATTGATACAGGATTCTCTATGCTGACAACCTCATTGACGGCACAGCAGTTTATTGACGCGCGTGAGCTGGCGGATTGCCGGGATGATCAGCTTCCCCTGCTTGCTTCCATCCTGTATTCTTCACTACCTTATGAAAGTGACAAGGCGCATCAACGTGCCGTTCTTTTTTCAAAAGTGGATATTAAAACATTGCAGGCCATCCGTTTCAATTTCAAAGGATTCATCAATTATTTGTTCAGTCGTACAGAATACAAGATTCTTACTAAAATCATACCGGGAAAGGAATCAGTGATAAGCACAGGGGCACAGGATGCTCTGTACGGCTTGAGTGCTGACGGATATGGAAATTTGCGTGAGATATCCCAGATGAGCGTCTTGCAATATCTTGGGATCCTGAGAAAGAAGATGATTGAATCCGTGCGTAGCCTTCATGCCTCCAAAATGGATGTTGCTGAGATCGCTAATACCACCCGGTTACCAATTGATGTTATAAATGATATACTATGATTCTTGAGTATTTAAAATATTTTTCCCGGTTTCCTGCCCGTGACGGGGTTCTGGATATGTTTATTAACGGAAGTTCCGAACTTTATGAGTATGAGGAACTGAAAGGGTATATAGCCGGTATGTCCGAGCCTTTGGTTCCTGATATATCCAATTTTGTTTTCGGGCAACGTTTTGAGGATGTTAAAAAACGGGTGGATGCCCTGATAGGAACTTATCTGTTCTGTGATTTTGGAGAGATACAAAGCTCTCAGGACAATATAGGTTCCATAGAGGATACGCATAAGCGTGCGGTGACGGTTGCGGTCAAATTAGGAAATAAATCTGATATGGTAGAGGTTGCCATTCAGAGTGACCGAACGTTGAAACTATTGAATCAGGTACGTGCTTATATGATGTATGATTCCCGTTATATGTCATGGCTCAAGCCTATATCGGATAATCAGACGATTGTGCCTTTTGTGTCGCCTGAACTGTCATCAATAGGCTGGAGCATGAGCTTTGTCGCATCGGCTCCCGACTGGATGAATGTAAAAGAAATAATGAAACACATAACTTAAAACAGATATGAATACAAGTTCTAAAATTACATTTTCGGTATTCATTACCGAATTTTATAGTCTGATGTGGGATATGAGATGGTTGATGCTGCTGGCTTTGATTCTTATTTCTACAGATCTATGGTGGGGCATCAGCAAATCCAAACGAAGGATGGAGGAAGTGCGTATAAGCCGGGCTATCCGGAGGACTCTTATAAAAATGGGGGATTACGTATGTATAATTCTATTGGGGGCGGTTTTAGGAAAAGCGATTGGTGAACCTTTGGGCATTCCTTATTCCACTATTTCCGTATGCTGTATGCTGATAGCCTGTTACTGTGAACTTGAAAGTGTGATCAGTAATTACTGCGAATGTAAAGGTCTGCATTACCATATAAGTCTTTGGAGCGTCTTTAAGGGACTGGTCGGATTGAAAAGTAAAGAATTGAAGAATGTTATTAATGAAATAGAAAATGAAAGCAAACATGAAAATCTTAATTGACAATGGTCATGGAGCCAACACACAAGGCAAGCGTTCTCCGGACGGTCGTTTGATTGAAGCGTTATATACCCGTGAAATTGCCATCCGTGTGGAGCATGAATTGTGTAAGAGGGGGTATGAGACACTTCGGATTGTGCGTGAGGAAGTTGATGTGCCGCTATCGGAGAGATGCCGCCGAGTGAATGATATTTGTTCCGAATTTGGGAAGAGTAATGTTCTTCTGGTATCCATCCATTGCAACGCCGCCGGAAATGGGGCACAATGGATGCAGGCTCGTGGATGGGAGGCATGGACCAGTATAGGGCAGACAAAAGCGGACAGGCTTGCTGATTGTCTGTATGCTTCGGCTGACAGATTTCTTCCTGGAATGACGATTAGAAAAGATCTGGCTGATGGTGATCCGGACAAGGAGAGCGGATTCTATATTTTAAAACATACGGAATGTCCGGCTGTATTGACGGAAAACTTATTTCAAGACAATATGGAAGATGTGGCTTTCCTTTTGTCTGAAGAAGGGAAACAGGCTATAACATCCCTTCATGTCGAAGGAATAATTAAATTCATTGAACTATGAAGCTTATACCTTGGATCTTGATAGTCTTGTTAAGTGTCATGCTGATGCTTTCATGGTGTTCCCGCCCGGCTGATTATTCTGGGAAGCTTGCGCCGGATACATTATGGACGTTGGTTGTTGACACCATAAGGGATACCATCGTACCTCCGCCTGATGTAGAACATCATGTAAGAGTGGATACCGTTTTGTTGCCGGTATCCATGGAAGATCCTGATGTGGACATAGACTCTACGTTGCCTGACTCCATGCCGGTGATAATCCCGATAATGGAAAGGGAATACCGGACGGATGATTATCGCATTTTGATTAATGGTTATAATCCGGAGCTTAAGTCAGTTGAATTGTATCGCCCTACAATGTTGGGAACTATTAAACAGAGAAATAAACGGTGGGGGATTGGTCTTTCTGCCGGATATGGTATCGGAAGTGGCGGCTTTTCTCCTGTGTTGGCTGTTACTATCAATTACAATCTGTTGCAGTGGTAACAAAAATCCCCGGCTTGCGGTCTTGCTCTTATTCTATTGACAGTCGAATTTGAAAACCTTTGGAGGTGCCGGGGATAGATAAACAACAATGTTTTTAATAAATTGTTTCTAAATTTTACATTATTATGAGCAAGACCGCACGTTTTAATGAAATCCTTGAATCAGTCGCCTCTTTCACGGAAATACATCAGGAATTTATCCTGTCAGACAATCGGGCCGCCGAAGTGGTGGATGCCCGCTGCATTTTGGTAAAACTGTTATCCGAAGAAGGTTTCTACCCTTCCCAAATCAGCAAGTATATGGACCGTACAGAAGCTAGTATCCGGTATCTGCTTGCTTCCTATTCATCCCGAATTTCTGCCAGCCTGTGGATGGAAAAAGATGTCGAAGTTATTCGCAAACATCTTGAAAATAAGTCGAAAGTAATTGGTAAATAAGAAGCAAATAACTGTAATTCAGTTGATTATTATAGTCTGTACCTTTGTGATGTCAGGTTATAGCCTGGCCTAGTAACTTATTAAAACATAATATTATGACTATCAAAGGTATGAACGGTGAGAACTATAATGTCACCGGCCAGGGACAAGGCAATTACAATACTGTCGGAGCGTCAGCAGGTATCGCATCATTTTTGGGTTTGAATGCGGGTAATATTCTGGGAGGCGGCTGTTATAACCGTAATATGGCGGCAGGTCCTGTGGAAGTGATTACTTCGGAAGACAAACCTATCAGCCGTTATGAAGCGGCTATGATGGACAAACTGGCAGCAAAAGATGGAGAGATCGCATTGTTGAAGGCGAACACTTACACTGATCAGAAATTGGCTGATGTGTACGATCGTTTATTGACCCGTATTAATTTGGACAAGAACGAGCAGAATGCCATCAATATGAATCAGGCTGTATACAATGGTACTAATACTGCCACTCTGGCTTGTATGAAACAGCAGATTGCTGATTTGGCTGCGTTAAGTGAACTTGTTGTCCCGCAACGTAAGGTATGTGATACCGGTTGCTGCGGTTGTAACCAGTAAATCTCATTGAAAGGGCGGTTTCATTCCGTCCTTTCCTCTTTTTAAACTCAAACAATATATTACTATGTATACCAATTCACAAATATTATCAGCAGTGCTGAATAAATGGCTGCAACCTGTAGTACAGCAATTCTCCGCACAAAAAATGGGATCGTTCCCTTTTGTGCAGATGATTGAAACTAAATTGAAATCAACAGGTTTCGTTAAACCCGGATGGAGTCTTGCTGCGGAATTATCTCCGATAATGCAGAATGTCAGCGGGACTATCATAGAACCTGTCATTAACCGCTATATCTCACAAGTGCCAGATGATGCGTTGCCCGAAATGGCTCACAAAATAGTGGATGATGCCATCAAGAATGGAGGTTTGTCATTGATGGATGGAAAGGTCATTTTTGAAAAGGAAGACATGGAGGAGCTTAAAACCTTGCTTGAATATAACCTGCCTTTGATTCATAGAGAAGAATACATCGTTAAGACAGCGCCTGATAAGGAAGCTGACGGCAGCGATGAACCAAAACCGAAGTCGGACGGTATAAGTTCCGACACAGAATAATTCTTAATATATATCCATTATGATTCAATTGACTCCGATTGCAATCGCTGCTACCAGCCAGCAATATCTGACTAATGTAGTGGAGAACTTATGCCAAGCTTATTGCGCTGAAAATGGTGTGCAACCTACCGGCATAGTTAATTTTACTATCGCAGAACAGCAGACGGTGAATACCCAGACTGTTGTAACCATCAATGCAGCAGTGCTTGTTGCTTACACTCCTAAAGGATCATGCCGTTCTGTCACCAAACAATGGGTTGAGCAGTTTAAGGTAGCCTTTATCGGTGCGGCTGGTGCTGTTCCTACGATTACACTTACTCCTCTTGTTACTCAGGTTACTCCTGAGAATGTGAAGTGCTGTAACCGTGCGTTTGGTGTGAGCTTGGCTACTCCGTTGACCATTTCGGCCACCTTTCCGGCTGCTCCCACAGCTTGATAGGACTTTAGTGCAAAAGTCATTAAAGCCTGTAAAAAAGAAAAGGGAGAAAAAAGTTTGAGTTTGCTCCCCGCTTCATTGTGGGGAGTTTACTTTAATATCAAATAATTATGAAGACTAAAGAAGAAATGATAGACCGTTACCATGATCTTTATGAGAAGATGGTGGCAAGTAAGGATCCGAAGAATATGAAGATATTTGGTGAGACCGAAAAATATATGTTCAAAGCGGTTGCAGCGGCTCATCCTGATCTGGCCGAAAACTGGCTTTCGCATTTGGAGGCTGTTTGTTGGGACAATTATCTTTCCGAACATGAGGCGATGAATATCGGCAAACGTATCGTCAACCAGGATGGAATGAAAGGATTCCATTGGTCCTATGATACTTTTGAAAAAACTGTTGAATCGCTCGGAGGAGTATGTGAAGACAAACCGCATTATAACAGTTATGCTTTATGGGTAACTGCCAATATGATTTATTCGGATCATGCCAGAAGCATTGCGGAAGACATGGGGCATAAATTGCCGGCAGATGTGCCTAATGAAAAAATGGCCTTGTCATGCTATCGTAAAGCTATAGAAAATCTTAAGGATGTGGATTCCGGGTTTCATGTACGGCGGTATTTCAAGCACAAGATGTACGACGATTCAGTTATGTGATCTGGATAAAAAATTAGATAAAATAATCTCCATGATTGAAAAGCTGGACGGTCTGAAAGGTTTCGGCTCCAATGTACTGGCAAATGTTGTAGGAGATATAATCATGGGCAGGTAACTGTAAGGTGTTTTAGAAATAAAGCACCTTTTGTTTATAAATATAGTATTATTTTAATACTGATTGGGGTTTTATTATTAACTTTGCAAAAAATTTTAAAACTTAGATATTTATGAAAAAGTATTTTTTACTACTGATTGTTTCTCTTCTATTTACTTCATGTAAAAGTTATATCCAGATTTATGATGTGGACAGCACCTCAGCCAAAACAAGTAATGAGCAGTTTGTATTTGAAAATGAAGATTGCAAACTTACCTATAATTTTTGGGAAGAATTTGGAAATGCTTCTATGGTATTTACCAATAAGACGGATAAGAACTTATTTGTTTCGTTATCTCAGTCATCTTATATTTTTAATACATATTCTTCTTCCTTTTATCAAGGCGTAGATCAGCATATTGCTGTTCCAAAATATGGATATAGAGATGTGATTAAACGTAAATTGGATAATTATGGAGCAATATTATCTATTCCTAAATTTGCTTATATTACTTTGCGTGATATACCGGTTGTATGTGTGGCTCCCAAATCTTCTAAAGTTATTGGTGATCTAAACATTGTAAAACGATCTTATTCTTTTTGTGATAAGAAAAAGGATAAACCTAAACGCAGATATTCAGAAAGTTATACCGAGAATGACTCTCCTATAACATTTGGCTATAATATGGTATATTCCACAAAAGAGGATTGCAGTGAAATTAAATCTTTGGAAAGCTCTTTTTATGTATCAAGAATTGAAAATGTGACAAAGAAACAAGAAGAGGTTTCTAGTCAGGTTAAAGATTGTTTGGATTATAGTGAAACATCTGTTATTACATTGAAATCTCAATCTCCCAAGCGTTTTTATATAAAGAGGTTTAAAGATGTAAATCCAACCCCAGAACGCAAATATTAATTATTCGATAACAAATTCTTAAGCGGAACTCTAAAAAAGTTCCGCTTTTGTTTTGTCAATCCAAAAATAATATTCACTTTTGTAATGCCAAATAAAACCATGTATATTCATGACGTGAGAGCAACGGTTAATGCTCATAAGAATGGGCTTTTTTTATGCCCAAAGATTAAGATATTGTAGAATTCACAACTTATTGTGAAAAACTACGGCTGTCTTTCCCAACTATTTTTGCTCTACGGAGTGGATTATGGTTTTGTTTGGCGACACGGGAAATGGCAGCCGTTCTTTTTCTGCCTATAATGCCAAACAAAACCATATCATATGAAACAAACAGTTTCTATTTCTGCTCCCGACATAAATGTCGTTAGTAAATTTTCAGCTATTCAAACCTGGCTGAACTCAGAGAATACACTATTTTCAATGGTTATGGAATCTTCCATAAACAATTTTCAGATGTTATTGATGGGTCACGCCTGTCTTTCATTTTCCGCGCTGATATGTGCCTCATGTGTGTCCGTGGTTCCTGCATTGCTTTGCCTAGCTTGGTTTGTTGTGTCGTTACATCTTTGCAAGAAAGGAGGTCTGCGATGAAAATAAATGGTCTTAAACTTACAGATGAAGCTTTAGATAGTCTTCGTATTCTACAGGAAGATAATAATAGTACTATCAATGGCATTCAGGAAGGTATTTATGAAATAGAAGAACTAGTTCTGAATCCGGAAGCAGATGCTTCTTATGGGGACCGATTAGTCATGATGCAGACGCTTAGAGATATTCGCCATCTTTTTGATCTTATAAAAGTTTTACCTGGACATAAATATTGAGTATTCTTCCTTAAGCGGAACTCTAAAAAAGTTTCGCTTTTGTTTTGTCAATCCAAAAATAATATTCATCTTTGCAATGCTCAACATTTTGATATAGGCGAGAAGGCTCGCTATAATTTTGCTGCGGGCATTTTTTATGCCCATAGTTTATCATACAGTTCCGTCCCGTGTGGTGTCGTTAATGCGCCCACAGCCTATATCAGGTGTTGAGCAACGGGGAGCGGAACTTTTTTTGTTCCTTCTATTTAATAATTAATTTATTGTTTCATTTTAAATGCTCAACAAGAATGAAAACTACTACATTGTCTCTTGATGCAAAGTCAAATTATTTGCAAGAGAAAAAAGAATCTTTGTTGGAATGGCTTCATGCTGATTCTGTTATCTTTTCTTCTATCATGGAGGAAAAAATTTCTAGAACATTTTCGTTACGAATATTGTTTATAATGTTGTGCTTTGTTGCATTATTATTATCGCCCGCATTTGGCACTGTGATGTGTCTTATATGTTTTATCATATTTGCCTTATCTTTGTTGGAAACAGCAAAATATTACAAGCAGGTGCACCGCTAATAGTTTGCTTTACTAATATTATGTTTTACAATAAAATGTTTAAGGAAAATGAATATTAATGGAATTATATTAAGCGACGAGAGCCTTAATGCGTTGCGTCGTATGCAGGAAGACGGTAATAGCGAAATTGATAATGTTCTTGAAGGACTTGATTGTATAGCTGAACTGATTGAGAATCCGGAAGCGGATGCCAGTGATGGTGATCGTCTGGTCATGTTGCAGCAGCTTCGCGGTGTGCGCAAGATTTTGAAAGATCTCAAAGCATCTTCTTTTGATGAGTCAGAATAATGAAACTAAAATGGACAGTTACATCACTGCGTTGATGGCTGTCTATTCTCCCGCAACCAATGAGTCCGATGCGACTCATTGGTTTTCTACTGAGGATGTGTATGAAGCCATAAAGAAGATTGATCCGGGAACATCCGTCAGCTTGGAGGATGTCTACAATTCGCTTCTTATGGGAGGGTTCCGTTTCCAGCCACGTCCCGGAACATTGGGATGTGAGTTCCGATGGATGTTTAAACAGAAATAATTATAGATAAAATACGATATTTCTTTTAGTCTAATTCTTATATTATCAATCCTTTTTGTATATTTGCAATGTGTTCAGAATATGAACGCTGTGTAATAAGTTTAGTTACATGGGAAATTGGAGCGAACAACAAGAGGCAAAGAAAGAAGTTAAGGAGAAAGAGAAAACAAGCCGTGAAACCCTTGGAAAGTTCTTCTATGATTTGGGTAAAACATCATTTACTGCCATGGTAGCAGGTGGTGCGGTTTCTTTTTTCACAGACTCTGGCAATGATGATTATTGGGGGCTTTTAATAATTGGAGCATTCTCGACCATTGTGTTTGCTTATATTGGATATAAAATAATAAGGAGGTAATTTATGGAAGGTTTATTGATTGTGCTTGGTGGTTCTGGAATGTTAGCCTTTTTCTTTGCTATATGGTTAAATACCCGGAAAGGCAAAAAATGGCTTGCTAATTTATAAGCTTATTTTATAACTAATATGGGCGAAGGCGGTATAAAATCTGTCCTTCGCCTTTTTCTTTCCTATAATTACTTTAGCTTCAAATTTTATGAAGCTATGGTAACAGACCAACTTATCAAAAAAACATTCATTCACAATGTTGTATCCAGCGGTTTTCAAAAAATACGGCAGATACAACAGGAATTCATATCGGAGAATTTGAATGTCATATCCGGTAATCTACTCCAATCAATTCAAAAAGAGCCAGTAGGAATAATAGAAACTGAACGTCAGGTATATTATATGAGCGTTCTTCCTTATATGCGTTTCCTTGATATTTATTTTCGGGAAAACATTATTTTTCGTAGAAATTTATCCATTTATAACCGCGTGGTTTGGGGGGTACTTTATGGTGAAGTGCTTCCTTATCTTCGTTATGGCTTTACTCAAGACATACGTAAGTATATCACCCGGCAACTTCAAGAAGGATCGGATATTGATCAATTAGATTTTCAATCATATATATAGACTACTGAATTATGGCTAAGAAACTTAATGAAGACGAAATCAAGTGGATTTTATCTGTGGAATCGTCAAAGGCACAGCAGGAAATTCGCAAACTCACTAAAGTTAATAGGGAGTTGAACAAAACAAACAAAGAACGTCGTGAATTAATGCGTGAGTTAGAGGCTCAAGGAAAAAAGGAATCAGATGAGTATCAGCGTCTTGACGAAGAAATAAAAAAAAGCAATAAGACTATTTCAACAAATAACAAGCTGATTGGTGAATTGGAGAAGAAGCTGGATGTTACAGGGCTTACTATGGTCCAACTCCGAAAGAAAGCTAAAGACCTTCGCCAACAGTTGGATCAGACAGTAAAATCAACTCATCCGGAAGAATATGCCGAACTTGAAGCGGAGCTTGCCAAAGTAAATAATCGGATGGAGGAACTTAGGGGTACTGGGAAATATGCCCAGCAACAGCTGACTGCATTTGATAAAACAATGAATATGGCCAAAACGGCTGCTAAAGGTTTTATAGCTGTGCAACTTGTCAGATACTTGAAAGATGTCGGAATGAAATCCTATGAAACTCGTAAAGAATATGCCCGCTTTGAAGCGACTCTTCGTAATACTACCGGCTCTTCAGAAGAAGCGGCAAAGGCAATGAAGATGTTGCAGCAGCTTGCTAAAGATACGCCGGCCAGTGTGTCAGAATGGACTGAATCATATATTAAATTAGTTAACCGTGGAATTAAACCGACTACCGATGAACTGACAGCAATGGGAGATATCGCAATGTCCCAAGGCAAGGACATAGACCAGTTTATTGAAGCATTGCTTGATGCCATGACGGGTGAGAATGAACGTTTGAAGGAATTTGGTATCACCGCTTCGAAGAATGGAAAAACTACTGCATATACGTTCAGGGGTGTAACTACTGAGGTGCAGAATACGGATATGGCAATTAAGAACTATATTCTGTCCTTGGGCAAATTACAGGGTGTACAAGGATCTATGGCTACCCAGATGAATGAGCTGGCTGGCTTGGAATCAAATTTAGGGGACCAGATGGATTCTATCTATAATAAGATAGGTAAGAAACTTGAACCGGCTATTAAATCCTTCATGGGGACATTGGGTAAGATAATGGGTACTATTTCAGGCTATTTAGATTCAACCAATGAAAAATTTGAAGATCAAATAGGAAAGGTTATCTCATTACAGACTAAACTTGGACCTTTGCTTAGTCGGTATGATGAGCTTAAAATAAAAACCAAATTGAGTGCTGCTGAGCAATCAGAACTTAATAGTCTTATAAAGGAAATTGCGAGAATAGTACCTTCTGCTGTTTCTGAATGGAATGATTATGGAGAGGCTATATCTGTAAATACTGAGAAAGCAAAAGAGTTTATTGAAACAGAAAAAAAACGTTTGGCTTATATCAATAGAGGACAGATTGAAGAAACACAAAGCAATATTAAATCTTATAAAAAGACTGTTGATATTTATACTAAATTATTGAAAGAAGGAGGAAAATGGAAAACAGATCGTAAAACCGGAGATATGTTTTTTGTTCAATTTTCCAACGAAGAATTGCAGGATTTTAAAAAGAAGCTGGACGAAGCACAACAGTTATTGGAAGGATCTTATGAACAAATGAAGGTGCTTACAGGGCAAACCATTGAAGAGCAGATAAACAGCCGTATTGAAAGAAATAAAAAAATGGAGGAAGCTCAAAGCAAATTTAATAAAATGAATAAATCCATGCTTGCAGCTTGGATCGCAGATGAGAAGAATGCAACTAATGAGTATTTGAGTCTTGCTAAGGAAATTTATAAAAATCGTTTCCCTGATATTCCTGTAGATCCTAAGGAAATAGAGAAAGCGGCAAAAAAAGAAAAGAAGGCTATACTAGATACTGAAAAGGATGTTTTGAAATCCATAGAAGATATGCGTACCGATGATTTGCAGAAAAGAGATGAATGGTATAATAAAGAATTATCTAATCTTCAATCATCTTTATCTTCAAAAAAGATAACACAAGTCCAATATAATGCACAATTGGCTACATTAACAAAAAATGATGCTGAAGCTAGGCTAATGATAGAAAAAGGGTATTATGATGATATTCAAAGTCTTGTTCTAAAGAATGAAAACATAAAAGAAAGTGCTATTCGAGTTTCTAATCAACGTGTTTTAGATGCCGATAAAGCACTAAACAATGCCCGGTTTGAAGAAGAGAAAGAATTTTTGGAATTATTTTCAAAATACGGACAAGAATATAAGACCTTGACGTTAAAAGAAGAAAGGGATCTTCAGATAAAAATATTGGAGGAAACTTATGAAAAATTAAAGGAAATAGCTAAAAATAATAATGGTGATTTACTACAGTTAGAAAAAGACTATTTAAATGCTAAAAATAATTTGGAAGAATCTTTTGATGATAAAGACTATGAGACTAGAGAAAAATTTGATCTTCTTTCAAAAAAAGATATATATGAAAAGCAATTAGAGGAACTTCAGTCGTATTATGATAGAGGAAAACTTACTACTGAAGAATATTATGCGGCTATGTCTAAAATGATATTGAAATATCATCAAGAACAAATTGATAGTTTTAAAAACTATGGAAGTCAGATAGGGGAAGCTGTAGGAAATATCATCTCTAATCAAGAAGGTGCCTTAGCGGCTTTTGGGAATACTATCATTGATATTATGTTTGATGTTCTAACAAAAATTATTGATACAAAAATGGCTGAAGCCACTGCTGTTGCTATTGCTGAACAAGCTAAAGCGGCGGCTATTAGTGCTGCCCAACCGGATTCTGTTGCCACTTTTGGTGCGACTGCTGCTGCTCGAACCGCCATTATCAGTGGTTTGATTATGGCTGCTTTAGCTACTGCAAAAACGGCCTTAAAAGGTTTAATTTCTAAAAAAGGCTCATCTATCACATCAGGGGATACATCTTCTAATACATCATATACTCGTGTTCCCGGTAAACAGTCTGGAGGATATATAGATGTCACTCGCGCCCAGGACGGAAAAGAGTATCATGCTGTCTATGATCCTAAACGTCGTGGCTTTATAGACAAACCTACTGTTATAGTAGGAGAGGGGCCTGCCGGATCATCCAAGGAATGGGTAGCTAGCAATGAGGCGCTGAAGAATCCTACCATTGCACCCATATTGTCCATTCTTGATCAGGCACAACAGGCCGGAACTATTCGTACTTTGGATTTGAATAAATATCTTCAGGCACAGGCTATAGGTAGACAGTCTGGAGGTGGAATTCAATCCGCTACTGTACCTTCTCCCACTGTTCAGCCAGATCTCGGATTAAGCCGTTCTATAAAAGAACTTAATGACACTCTTCTGCTATTGAAAAAGGATGGCTTGCCTGCCTATACTCTTCTTGATGATTTTGATAAAGCTAGGAAACTACAAGAACGATCACGCAAAATAGGAAGTAAACGATGAAAATAACTAATGTCAATAAGGGAAGGGCATATCATTTGTCCTCAGATACCCAATTACGGGTAGAGCGCCCCAATTTGTTTTTTAATGAATATGGTGAACAAACCAATCCGGTGAGTCTCCCAGATACCGATGCTAATCGGGAAATTTTGGATTATCCGGATATTATGGCCAGAAAGCAGAAGCCGTCTGCTTCTATTGTTGCCACTATTGAAGATGACGGATATTTTATGGCCTGTCGACAGGCTGTATTGTCCGCTAAAAGAAAAGAAAGTATAGAAACTTCGTTTTATATGAATGAAGGTTCTTTCTTGTCGAAAATATCGGAAACTTCTCTATCTGAAGTGTTCGGAACGGAAATCATACCGGGGCTGTCTACTGTTGAACAATGTATAGATTTTTGTCGGTCATTGATTGGTGGAAACAATCCGGAATATGCTATATTCCCTGTGCTCATTGAATCTGACCGCACTTCTTCCAGCGGATCTCCCAAATTTGATTATATCAATCGTTATGGATTCATGGTGGATGGCACGTTTTATGACAGTCTTAATACACCTCTTACTGGTACACCGGATTTTTATAATGCCGTTCCGCGTACTGTGACGGACGGAGATACAGTTGTAAATCTTGCTGCCGGGTACTATATGTCCCCTTTTATCCGTGGAAATTATTTGCTCAAGCGCATATTGTCGTATTTCGGCTATACATTGAAAGATAACTTCTTCACTCGTACAACTCCTTTTCCCGATATGGTATTTATAAATAATTGTGCTGATACGCTGATATCAGGAAACATCCGGATAACTGATTTGTTGCCGGATTGCTCCTGTAATACTATTTTGGATGTATATCGGAAGAAGTTTTGTTGTGAGTTTATTCCTGATGAAGTGGAACATACAATAGATATCATACTTCTTAATGAAATTCTTGATTTGCCATCACAGGTTGATTTGGATGCATATTTAGTTTCCCGGATTAATGTCGAATATCCAGAATCATACAAGCAGCTGATATTGTCTTCTGAAGAACAGATTTCAAGTCCTCAAGAAGTGGAAACCTTTGATTCAATAACAGATCTTTATGGGAAATATAAACAATTACATATTGATCCTTTGGATGGTGCGTTTTATCGTCAAGGATATTATTTTTGGGTATTGTTTGGTGATCTGACCGTACTGCGGATTAATGACAAGGTTGCCGAGTCGTATATGAAATATTGTGCAGGTGGCGATCTTGAGACACATGAGATATCTGTTCCCGATTGCCAGCCTGTAATGCTCCATAATAATTTGAATGATGCGGAAGATGTGTTTCCATATATTGGAGCAGCTAATTTCCTTAATTCAAAACTTATGGCTGATAATACAGCGGAAGAGAAACCTTCATCTGATGCCAGTACAACTACTGATGTGAAACTCAATCCTATGCTTGCTTTTGCTTATACTGACCATGGGTATCCTCGTGGTACAATTTCTAATTACACTAGAAATTTATCATCAGACTCTTCTGATCCGTATATCCGTTTGTGGAATTATACATTGACTTATAATGGCAATGATGGAATCTTTGAAAAGTTTTATAGAAGGCTTGATGATATCTATCGGAATTCCATGCATTCAGTTACTGCCGATCTTCTTCTTCCTGTCAATTTGAAACAGTCTCTTTCTCCCTATCTTCCTGTCAGCTTGAATGGAGAGAAACTTCTTCTAAATATATTGAAATATAATTTAGGAGGTGGCTTGCAGCCTCTTGAAACAAGTTTCTATACTTATCGTTTGTATGAACCGGTCATCTCGGCAAAATCGTTTTCTGATTATAACACTTCTACAGGGTATATGTGGGAAGTGAAACAGTTAAAAACAACTTTGACGGAAGAACAATATAACAATTCTCCTTATAAGGATAAACAATTCGTTTCTGCTTTTCTTCCTCCTGCGACAAAAGAAGATGCGGAATCCGGTAAACGTTATTTTGTCCAGCATACAGCTCTTTCATATCAGTTTGGAGATTATATGTATTATAACGAATTTGAGGTGTGGTTTGTGGCTGTGAAAACGCCGGATGCATAATTGTCCTTTCTATAAATTCATGGGTAAGTTATTTTTGTAATAAAAACAAAAGGCATGAATATTCTGAATCAACCTGCTGCTTTATCTCTGTCCGGTAACATTGAGAAGTTCCGCATCCAATCTGCGGAATCTTTCTCTTTTGTCTTGTCAAAAGGGAATACCAGACTATTGTCTTCTGTGTATACTCCCGGTACGGATGGTTATGTTACGATTGATATACGGGATATTGTAGAATCCCAATTATCTTTTTTATTGAAAGATATCACAACTCCTTATGAACAGCCTGATCTGGCGGCTGATTTTACGGCTGTTATTGCCGACAAGAACATAACATTTCGTGTACTTCGTTGTGGGGTAGACCGTTTTTCTGGCTCTGCCGAAACTTTTTTGAAGGCTAATTTCCTAACTTGGCAGCCACAGGTGAAGAAAGTGACTTACTATTCTCCTGAGTATTTGACATATTATGCTGTGATATCCTCCTATGTAAAGGTAAAGGCCTATTTTACCGATGATGAAGGCAAAGTGACCGAAGAGGTGAAACAACTGGCTACATTGGGAGAGAAACGGGCATATACCATTCCTGTGCAATATGCTGTGATAATGGCA